TGCTGTGGTATTTAAGGCTAAAGCCTGATGTCCAACAGCTACGTTAGACGCGCCAGTAGTGTTTGTATATAAAGAAGAAGCTCCCATAGATACGTTTTGAGCGCCTGTGGTGTTTAGGTATAAAGACTTATAACCAACAGCTACGTTGTTGGCTGCTGTAGTATTAGCATCTAAAGCATTTGCTCCGACTGCGGTATTGTTAGCGCCTGTGGTGTTAAGTTTTAAAGCACTTATACCCACGGCAACATTTGAAGCCGCAGTAGTATTTGACATTAACGCCTGTGCGCCAATTGCAGTATTGGAAGCTCCCGTTGTATGAGCTATTAATGAGTTGTATCCAAGAGCAACATTATAATCACCCGTAGTAATCGCAGTACCTGCTTCATCGCCTACGACAACATTATAATTACCACCGCTTGCAATGCTGTTACCTGCGTTGACACCTGCTCTGAAGTTACTTGTGCCTGCGGAAGCCGTGATGATGTCTGCGCCATCTGCAAAGGTTATGTCTGATGCCATATCCACAGCACCCTCAACCGCAAGCGTAGATGACATATCCACAGCGCCGTCGATATCAACGACATCCAGATTCGTGGTTCCGTCTACGTCTAAATTACCATTAAAATCTGCGTTTCCCGCTAAAGTCAAATTACCACTTACTGTGGCTGTTCCATCAACTTGGAGAGTAGATGCCATGTCAACTGCACCGTCTATATCAACAACGTCCAGATTGGTGGTGCCGTCTACGTCTATATCTCCAGATATATCTAAAGAAGCGCCTGTTAAAACACCTGCAACGGCTAATGTAGATGCCATATCGACTGCGCCGTCTATGTCTACGACATCTAGGTTGGCTGTGCCGTTAACGTCTATAGAACCTTCGAGGTCAATATCTCCGCCTACAACTAAATCGTCACCAACCGTTAGATCATCAACTTTAGTTGTGCCTGCCAGGTTAACGTCGGTTAATACGTCATAAACCACACCACCAGAGCCTGCTCCATTAGTAGCTATAACCTTTGTTTCTCCTGCCAGGATTGCTACGTTAGCGCCACTACCACAAGTAAACGTGAGCGTGTAGGACGTAGCATTTTCCATCATCCAAACCTTGGAGGCAGTGTTGGGTAACAGCGTTACCGTACAAGCCTGACCACCGCCCGTCAGTTTAAGATACATTGCTCTATCGGAATCAGAAGCTCCGTCTGCAATGGTGATGTTGTCGGTTGATGCATTCGCTATGGCTCTAGTGCCATACCCAAGAGCTTGACCAATTAATTCTAAATTAGTATTGGTCGTTGTACCCCACGTTCCACTACCGTCACCAGTAGCCATCTCGTTGAGTCTAAGGTTGTTTACATATGTACTTGCCATTTACGCTACCTCTTCCCAGTCAGGAGCCTGATCGGTATCAACCGCACTCCAACTGGGTGTTTGTGAACTAGAAAATGAAGCCCAACTAGCCGTCTGGCTTGTGTCCACAAGACTCCAAACCAAAACGCTTGCTGTAGATGCTTCAACTTGATTACCAGTGACATCAACCCCTGCTTTAGCAGCAACACTAACGTCATTTGTAGAAACTGTAGATGCATCACTAGTAACATCAATTGTATTGTTTGTTTCGAGAGAAATGCTGCCAAGCGATAAAGTGAGAGCCGGACTGGTGACTGCGACAGCAGCAGTACCCGTAACAGTAACCGAGTTAGTGCTTGCGGTAACTGAATTTCCGGTAACTGGACAGATACAGGCATTAGCTTCAACAGTAACCGTTCCAACAGACGCGGTTGAGCCAGATATAGCCTCTTCTGCATTACCCCAAGTGCTTTCGCCCCAAGAAATATTGCTTGAAGACCACCCTTGATATGCAACTTTTGCATTTTGAGCCACATTTAACTCTTAGGCGATTCTAATAATCGCATTACTGGCATCTGCTGCCGGAAATGAAACTGTAAAATCACCTGCCGTTGAAGTTTTATCACCACCAAAAGCAAGGACAACTACTGCTCTGTTTGCTGAACCCGCCGTGGTACTAGAATTATAAATTAATGCTCCGTTTGCAGTGACCGTAGCCGAAGACCAAGTGGTATCTGCAAAATCTGTAAGCGCAGTCGTTCCTGAAGCAGAAGGATCAACATTCGTGAGGGTATTCCCTCCTGCTGTATAATTTGTTCCAGAAGTTTCATTTGTGGTTGCGTAGGCAGTAGTCGATGCAGCTAAAGTAGCACTTGAGGTGTAGAGAGCAATCTTGAATGTATTACCCGTACCCGTTGTGGTTGTCGTGCCTCCACCAGAACCGTTATGAAAATTGTGAATTCCTTGGAGCAACTCACTCTTAAAACTCGTTGCTACTGCTTGTGTAATTGCCATCAGATTTTCCTCAAAATATCCGCCATATCTTTATGGCCTTGTTGTGTTAAAAGACTTAATAGCGTAGTTCTATCGCTTTGAATTGCATCATTACAGGCTTTTACAATTACATGAAAAAGTCTGCCCTTAAATGCTTCTGCCTGTTCTCTAACTGCTGGATCAGCACTTTCTGCAATAGAAACAATTTTTCCTATCGATCTTTTTGCAATCTCTTCTGGAGTAAAGCCTCGATGCTCTGTTGTGTGAACTTCACAAATACCAGGCTCTACTATTGAATTTAGTCCTAACATTATATTTTACGCGCCCTTACAGCTCCACTTCTGTAATTATCTGTCGTGCTATAACCTTCACCTAAAGACTTCAGTTGCATTAAAGCATCATCATATTGCTTTTGATAAACCGCGAACATATCTTGTTCACCCTTCATAAAGGTATAACCTTCAACAAGACATCCGTAAAGCAATGCTGTTTCTGCATTATCGCCTAACCAGCTTGTTCCATCTGCTGAAGCAGTAATAGATATAGGTTTGTAAAAATAATGAAGCTCAACCGCATAATTGCTATCAGGTGTTGGGCCAACAATAAAACTACTGTTGTTAAAAATACCGTAATACTTTGGCGTTGCAGTTGTCGATGAGACTGGATACGCCTCTCGGACAAAATTAACGTCCTTAAAAAGTAAATATTCATAGCCACTATTATCGAGAGCTAAAGAATACGGAGCCATAAAATCGGTTGGGGTATTTAGATAAGCATTTCCGCTGGTCATTGTGCCTGTGCTGTTCTTCCTGAAATTAGGTAACTGAACAGATTTAAGTATTCTATTTTCAGCTTGAATAATAATAGTAGAAAGATCATTAACAAAAGTTGTTTCTGTATTTTGTAAATAATCCTGAATGGTGCTTTTCAGTGTTGTTAGTGTCCAAGCCATTAGTCTGTACTCACAGTGACTTTACCGGCTACTGCTCTAATATCTAATCCTACTGTTCTACCGCCTAATGCTGAGTTTCCGCCGCCTACGGGGTCAAAGGCAAAAAGTTTTCTGCTCTCAGCTTGGCCTGTATCTGGCCTTGGATTCCTTAAAGCCTGTGGATCCAGTGTCCTTAACTTGCCTAACTGTAACTGAGGCTGATCTTTATCTGCTACATCACGACCTACAAGCAACCCATTGGGTCTGCCATTTTGAATCTGAGGGACTAAATCTTTAAGAGGATAACGAAATCCTGTCCGATCACAGAATCCAAACGCTCTTTTTCCTGCTGCATAACTACTCATAATCGACTGTACCCACCAGGAACCATGTAAAACGAAGATTTATCTCTGTCAGCATCTGCTGCTAAATCCCATTGCTCATCGTAAATTTGCTTTAACAATGGCGCTCTTTCAGATACTTCAGGTCGTTTCATACTAATGTAATAAGCCAGCCCAGCAGCCATACAAGGCATAAATCGAGCAGGAATATCAGCATTGTTAGAAGCCGGACTGCCCGCATCTTCTATTCGCTGTATATAGTAGTAGTTGATTTTGTAAGTTTCTGCGTCATCAGGCACAGGCCATACGTTTAACGCTATAGCACCTGGGTCTTTTTCGACCCAAAATTGAATGGGACGACCTTGAGTGAGCTTATTAGTCAAATGTGAATATTGACTAATTGAAATACGGCTCATGGTTAAATCAGTTTGTTTATCTGCATCACCATCATCCGTTCTTAAAGCGGCCTCAATTACATCCAATTGATCGCTAGACAGGACATAACGACTGGTACCCGCTGTAAGCGCCTGAGAGCCTTCCTGTACAGTCCAAAGGTTTAACCCCTTGTTCTGCCATTCGAGAAACATTAAATCTAGGCTACGCCTTGCTGTGCGGTAATCATAGCCACTGCGCAACTCTAAGCCAGCCCGTTCATAGGCTTCTTCAAGAATATCGCTTAAATCAAGATTAAACGCATAAGTACCACTAGTAGCCATTTATTTCAGTCTCCTTACTTCTTTTTAGCTGTTTTTTTCTTAGCTACTTTTTTAGAAGCGGTTTTTTTCTTCAGCACTACTTTCTTTTCTAGCTTAGGCTCTGGCTTAGGAACAGCCTTAACTGGACTAAGCTCTTTTAGCTTTACCTTGGCTTCTTTTTCAGTCATTGCATCAAAAACAACGACATCATATTCACCATCAGAATTTTTAGAGCCTATCTGATAAATAGGATTACCCATTGTATCTGGGTGCATTGAAGTACCATTTTGAAATATTTCTAGCTTTGCCACAATGATCTCCTATGCGTAATTTTTATTCATCGTTAGAGTAACCGTATAAGCATCACCAGAGCCATGACCTACTGTAGTCAACATAATGTCTCCGGTTTTACCTGAACCTGAATTATTTTTTAGTCCACCATCACCAAAATCCAGCGTATCTGCATAATCCGCAGGCAAATGAAGTGCTAAAACATCTGTGGAAGCATCCCAAAGAAGTTTCACGCTCATACCAAAATTTGAGAATGTAAGCGATTGAATGGTCACTCCATCACAGGCAGCACCCGTCATCGGGTCTGACTCTAAAGCAGAAACATCAACCTTTTTTACCGCAGCCTCACCAGTTCCATCACTCACATTGGTAAAGCTCATCACAACCTGACGAGCGCCGTCTTGAATCGTTTGACTTGTAACTACATCAGCCATTTCTATCTCCTTAAATAGTCAGATGGAGCCGAAGCTCCATCCAACTAACAATTAACTACTCAAACGGTGTAGCCAATGTACCATCACCATGAAGAAATGCCTCACAATGCCAAACCGCTGCACTGGTCGCTACCAATCTAATTACACCACCTACAAGCCAACCCTGCGCTGCCGAACCCAAATCAATGGTATCGTCATTACTGGCATCTGGAATGAAGGTGTTATTGTCTTCTGCGGTTGCCGGATCAAAAAGCGTTGCAAAACCAGAAAACAAGTCGCTGGAGTTGTCCGTATTGATCTGCCCCGCGCCTGAGAAGGTGGTGCCGACGATGAACGTGTAGTTCAGTCCAGCCGCCGCCGTAGGCAACGTAACCACGATACCGGCGGCTCGGTTCAACGTATAAACCGTGCCCGAATCAGTGGATTCTACTGATTTGGTCGCAGCAGTAATGCTGCTGACGTTCGAGTACGAAGAAACATAGCCCGTTGTCGTGATATTACCGCTGGTGTCAATATCCAGATTAGTGGTTACCGCGCCAGTTTTGGCGGTCACGGTGATTTGTTCAAAGCCATTTTCGGACCGGACCGGCCCATTAAAAGTTGAATTAGCCATAATTTCCTCCTCGGAAACTCATCTATCGTCTTGGCGAATGTCCGCTAGG